TACGGATGGGCTGGTAACTTAACCTGTTCTAACAGTTTCCTACAAGGTGTCTTGACAGGTTCTTAATCCATTTTTTATAAGGAAAAAATATCATGGCTTACTCAACTTTACCCATTGCTGGCATAGATTTGGCAAACGTAACAACTACCAATCTGAACTCTGCTGGTACAGCAATTGCAACATTTGGCCCAACTGGTGCAGAAACTTTCGGCAGCGATGGCTTTCGTTATGTTTTCGCACAAGCAGCAGCAGCAATTCCTGCAGCAACTGCAACTTGCGTCATTAACGCTTCAACATTCCAAGTAACTTTGGGTGTTGGTACATATTTATCAGGTTCTTCTATGGCCTCTGGTGATTATGGATGGTTCTCAAAAGCATCAGTTTAATCTGATTTAGTAGTAAAATGAGGGAGATATCTTAACGGGTATCTCCTTTTTTCTTTAACTTTACCTAACTACTTAGGAGATTTAAATATGGCATTACCTAGTGATGAAAACAATGCAGATTCAAGACTGCAAGTACGATTTTATAAACGCCCAGTTCAACAAGAAGCAGAAACACAAGCGGCTGGTAGACCGATTTATAAAGAATTCGATTTTGTTCATATATGTGTAGCAGGTGACACTTTGACAGAAATCGACACTTATGTACTTAATAATCATAAGACACGATTCCCAATTCAATGGGCAAATTATCAAAATAGAATAGGAAAAGACGATCAAGAAATCTTAGGTACTCCTGTATCTGAATGGCCTTTAGTATCTAAAAGTCAGGCAGAAGAACTCAGAGCAATGAAGTTTTATACTGTTGAATCAATTGCTGGAGCATCTGATCAACAACTGCAACGTATGGGCATGGCAGCAGGTATGTCACCTTACGCTTTCAGAGATAAAGCGAAATCATTTTTAAATTTAGCGACAACTTCAGCAGAAACGGACAAGAGAACTCAAGAAATTGACGAATTAAGGCAAGAACTTGCCAAAAAAGCAGAAGAAAATGCTAAAATAAAAGCTGAAACAGACGCAAAGCTCGCCTTAATGCAAGATCAAATGGCAGCTATACTTGCCGCTGTTGGTGAAAAAAAACCCCGAAAACAAAAGTCGGCAGCCACAGAGGAAGCATAAAATATGTCATACAATCTACTCCAGATGGTTCAACAAGTTACCGCTGAACTTAACCTAGCCGTACCAACTTATGTTATTGGTAATCCTAGCCAGGACGTTCAACAGATTTTAGCTTTAATGAATCGTTCTGGTTATGATTTGGTTAAGGAGTATGATTGGCAAGCATTAGAGCTAGAATATCGGTTTTATACTGAGTATCTCACTACGACTGGCACTACTGTAGAAGGTACTCAAACAATTACGGCTATTCCTAGCACTACAGGTTTAGACAATACTTACTCTATTGTGGGTACAAGTATTCCGCAAGATACTTATATAGATACTGTAACCAGTTCTACTGCTGTAACTACAACACAAAAATCTTCTGCAACAACAGTAGGTGGTTCAGTCACATTTAGTAAAACTATTTATGATCTACCTACTGATTTTGAAACCATTACAGATAATACTCATTGGGACAAAACGCGCCATTGGCAAATGTTAGGGCCTGTAGACGCTCAACAATGGCAATGGCTAAAGTCGGGATATATTGCAACTGGACCAAGAGTTAGATGGAGAATATTAGGCGGTGAGTTTCAAATATGGCCTCCGTATAATACTCAAGAATATTTAGGTTTTGAATATCGTTCTAAAGGCTTTGTTAGAGATGTATCAGGCAATGTATTAAATAGCTTTCAAGCTGATACCGATACTACTGTATTAGATGATACTGTTATGGTTTTAGCAACTAAACTTAAGTATTTCCAGATTAAATCATTTGATACAACGTCTTTACAACAAGACTATATGCGTTATTTAAATATCGCTAAAGCTAACGATAAGGGTTCTGCTACGCTTTCATTTGCTCCTCAAGCAAGTGCGGTATTGATCGGTTGGGCTAACATACCTGATACTGGCTACGGCTCTTAATATGGCTCAAGCTCAGACAAGAAGGGCAGCTACAACTTCATTACCAGCTCCTATAGGTGGTTGGAATAACAGAGATTCACTTGCAGAAATGCCAGCTCTTGATGCTGTGCAAATGGAAAACTTTTTTCCTACACCGACAGATGTTACGTTAAGAAAAGGATGGGTTAAGACATCAACTGGAATAACTGGCGATGTCAATACAATTATTAACTATCCAATAACGGGCGGTTATAGAATATTTGCTTTTGCAGGAACACAGATTTATAACGCAACTTCTTCTACTGCTAGTGTTGTTTTTACGGGATTAAGTAACTCTAAATGGCAGTTTGTTAATATGACAACGTCTGGCGGTAGTTTTATTATTGCTTGTAATGGTGTTGATCCTGTACTTATTTATGATGGTACGGCTTGGGCTTTTATGGCTACGACATCAACTGCTCAGACTATATCTACCATTACTAGAGGTGGTACAGGTAATTTAACAGCTACTGTAACAACGGCTGCACCTCATGGCTTAATAACAGGCAATCGAGTTACTGTATCAGGTGCAACTCCAAGTCAGTTTAATGGTACTTATACCATTACTTATACAGGTGCATCTACCTTTACTTATACGATGGCTGTTGCTCCTAGTGGAAATGCTACGATTGTTGGATCATATACAGTTAATGGAATAACGGGTGCAAATAGTAACACATTTGTTAACGTCAATTTATTTAAAAATAGATTGTATTTCTGTCAAAACAATAGCTTAAGTTTCTGGTATTTAGATGTATTGTCTATATCGGGTGCAGCTACAGAATTTCCATTAGGTTCTATATTTAGAAATGGTGGTTATATTCAAGCGATGGGTACATGGACATTAGACGCTGGATATGGTGTTGATGACTTTGCCGTTTATGTGACATCAATGGGTGAAATTGTTGTTTATCAGGGAACTGATCCTAATACAATAGCGACTTGGGCAATGAAAGGTTTATGGCAAATGGGCCAAACCTTTGCTAGAAAATGCTTCTTTAAATGGGGTGGAGATTTACTTTTATTGACTCAAGATGGATTAACTCCGCTTACTGCCGCCTTACAATCAGATCGACTTGATCCAAGAGTTAACTTAACGGATAAGATTTATTACGCAGTTTCACAAGCGTGTAGTACCTATTTTGCTAACTTTGGATGGCAGATTAATTACTTAGCTGAATCTAATATGTTGATCTTAAACATACCAATTACGGGTGGTTCAGAACAATATGTAATGAATACTATTAATAAGTCATGGGCTAGATTTACAAACATTAACGCTAATTGCTTTGTAGTTGCTGGTGATGAAAATATGTATTTTGGTGGTTCAGGTTATGTAGGTCAATTCTTTACAGGATATTCCGATAATAGTACAAACATTACGGGTACTTGCCAACAGGCTTATAACTACTTTCAGACTCCTGGTCAATTAAAAAGATTTACTTTAGTACGTCCTATATTTCAGACAGATAACGGATTACCGACTGTTTTATGTGGAATTAGCACCGATTTTGATACACAACCTTTAGTTAATCAATTGGCATTTAATCCAGTAACTAGTCAGGTCGGTACATGGGATACAAGTAAATGGGATAAAACCAATTGGGGTGGTGGTTTATTTGTAACAAAATATTGGCAAGGCGTGACAGGACTAGGATTCTCTGGATCAGTTAACTTAAACGTAGCTTCTCAAGGGATTGATTTCCATTGGGCATCAACGGATTATGTCATGGAGAATGGCGGAGTATTATAGTTTTTTAGTAATAAATCAAGTAAAATAGCGGTATTAGCCGAATACTTGGTTTTTCTTAATGGAGAAAGATATGGGTTTATTCGATACATCAACAGTACAGAGCGGAGCAGGACAAACTACGCCCACACAAAATCCGTATGGTGCTAATCCTTACGCTAATTCTACTAATCCGTATATTACTGCTGCACAGCAAAGCTCACAAGGCAATGTAAACGCTGCTCAGACAGCAACTGCCGCTAATCGAGTTAATCAAAATACTCCTTATGGTAGTTTATCGTATCAACAAAATGGGGTAGATGCTAACGGCAATCCTATATGGTCAGCTAATCAAACATTATCACCTGCATTGCAAGGTTTAACTAATACATCATTAGCTGGTTTACAGTCTAGTTTACAAAACCCGATGTATGGTATTAATCCTGGTCAAACGTATTCAGATGCGATTATGAGTCGATTGCAGCCACAAATGGCTCAGGCTTCAGAATCAAATAACGCAGCTTTAGCTAATCAGGGTATTCCTATAGGTTCTAAAGCGTATGACAACGCAATGAGAACCTTTAATCAAGGTCAAAACGACTTACAAACAAGTGCCATTATTGGTGGTATGAATACGGGTTTACAAGCTCAAGGATTACAGAATCAAACTGCTGCAAACATTAAATCTTTAGGTAATCCTAATTATGTTAATCCTTATCAACAAGCTGCGGTAGCTGCACCTGATTATTTGGGTGCTTATTCTACGGCTAATGCTGCTGACATTGCTAAAGCTAACGCTCAAATGGCTCAATCTGCTGGTTTAACTAGTGGATTATTTGGGCTAGGTTCATCTTTATTACAAGGTGGTACAGGAGCTGGAAGTATCTTAGGTGCTATTGGTAATGGTGTAGGTAGTGCTTATAACGGCTTAACTGGTTTAGGTTCAAATGCAACAGGTTATGGAACTCAATCCATGCCAATTTTAGGTAGTACATATTTAAATGGTGCAAATACAACAACAACTGGTTTAGACGCTGCTTTATCTCCTGATGCTATTTATTGGTAAGGATGAAAATTGAAACCTAGTCAAATCATTACTGTTGATTCTGAAAGAAGGAAAACTGATCCCAGTAAAGAACTTGCTTTAGTTAATCAATTAATTAAAAAAAATAATGCAATAATTTTACAAGCAAATAATTCTGTAATTTTATTAGCACCTATTGGTGTTGGTAAAGTAGAAATGCACCTTTATACAGCAGATAGTCCATTAAAATTAATGAAATCAGCTATTGAGTTAGAAAAAAAGATTAAAGCGTCAGATGTTAAATTTTTATATTATGAAGAAACTAATCCACAAATAACAGAAATGTTAAAACGATTGGATTTAACTATAGAAAAATCAGATTTACCTAATTATGATTGGATGATTAATGTGCGGAGGTAGTAGTCCTTTA